TCTGCTTTTTTCATTCTTCTGATTTTAATAATGTTTCAATATCGTTTATATAATCGCCAATTAAATCTGTTGGTTTATCTACAGCATAACTTTTTGGGTTTTCTCTGTAGTATTTTATTGTTTCAATTTTACCTTGACGTAATAATTTTTTTATGTTTTCTAAACGAGCTTCTAAAGCATCAAATGCCATGATTCTTTCTTCATGGAATTTTTTTACTTTATCTTCTTGCTCATTTAATTTATACTTATACATATTAAAAGTTTTTTACTTCCAAACCACTACCTTTTTGAACATAATTTCCTTTTTTATCCTTAGGTACTAATTTGTATTTAAATGCTTTTACCATGTAATTATCTTTTACTCCATCCTCAGAAGCTTTAGGGCCAGGTCCTAATGTTGCTCCTATACCTTCAGGTAATTTTTGTTGTTTTTTAGGTTTTTTATAAGCATATTTAGTTAAATAAGATCCAGCTCCTGCAGAAGTAGACATTTCTTCAACTTCTTTTTCTCCTGTCATAGCTTTTTCAGCTGCTTTTTTTAATAATGCAAGAGCTTGTTTTATTTGAGGTTGAGAACTAATAGTAGTTGCTTCATCCGCCATCATTTCATCTGCTACATCTAATAAAGCGGCAGCTAAATGGTGTGGTAATTTAACATAATTAGATAATTTTGTTTTATTGGAAGGATTTAAATCTATTACATCCCCATTAATACCTGTAGCTTCATCCATTCTTAACTGGATTCTTTGGTATATTTCAGGGTGGTATTTTCGGATATGAGTTCTAACCTGATTTCTCACTTGGCGTATTTGATCATAAAATTCTCTAAATTTTTGATCATCTTTTGATTTTTGAGCTGTTCTTTTTGCTGTAGCTACTACATCATCTAATTCACCAAATAATTTATCATACCCAGGTAATTGTTCTATTTTCCAACTAACTTGACCTGTTTCACTATCAATTTTATATATAGTAGATTTTGAAGTGCCATCAGGACTGATTGTTACATCACCAACTTTAAACCCAGATTTGGGTTTATCTAATTCTTTTTCTGCTGCTTCGGGAGAAGCAGTTTTAGACATTTCAGAAAGTTTATACTTGTACGCCATTTGCTACTTTGATTTCTTTTACTAATTCGTAGTATTGTAATAAATCAACTAAATTATCATTACCAACTTTAGCTGTTTTATCTAATTCAGTTAAATACTTAGTTACTTCCGTAATTTTAATTTGAGTAGCTTTATCTTTAATAGTTTTAGCTTCTTTATTTAAAGTAGATTTTAATTCCGAAACTTTAGTGTTATAAAATTCTCTTAACCCTGGGGTTGAATCTACTGAATTAATAAATTCTTTAAGTACTTGTTTTTGTTCTGTAGATAAATTTTCGTATTTAGAATTAAATTTTTCTAATAATACTTTATATGTAAGAATTCTTAAATCTTTATCATAAGTTTGAAATTCTTTTAAAACATCTTCTTTAACTTCTTCAGTATTAATTTCTTGTTTAGTTAAATGTTCTAATAAAGTTACTTTATTATCTATTAGTTGTTGGGAATCACTAGCTTCTTTTGAATTATAACCCTCAACTAGAGTATATAATGAAGCTAATTCTTTATAATTTTTAATTTTAGCACCAAAGAAAACATCTAAATTATAATGTTTTTTAATTTCATTAATTAAATTATACTTTTGTTTTCTTAATGAGGTACGATTAAATTTAGAAGATGATTCTAATATAGTAGAAATTACCATATTTGCTCTTCCTTCATTTAAAACATTAGATTTTAATATAGATTCATATAACTTATATTCACGACCTAAAGAAGTTTTTACAAAATATTCTTTTAATATATCAATAGCTGGAGAATCTCCACCTTTTAATGTGTCTGCCGTTATTTGACGTACCAATAGTTCAAACAGTATGCCTGTATTTTTATACTTGGAATGTTTTATTTTCATCAAAAAATATATTTATTTATAAATATGTGAAGTTTTTTATTTCTTCAATTGGTTTTCATCTAATAATGATGTATTATCTTTATCTTGCTCAAAAACTAGTTGTTTTTTATTCATTTTTTTAAACATATTTTTATTTTTTAATAAAGTTGTTTGGGCATTTTCTAAAGCTAAACCAGATTTATTAGTATCCGTTCTGCTATCAGATGAATCATTTTTATCTGTATCTTTCATACGCTTAACACCTAATCGATCTTTTCCAAAGTTACTATCTTGTTTACCAATATTTGAAATAGAATCTTTAGGTCTACCTAATTCTGAATCTGTATTATAACCATCAGGAACATTTCCAGGGTCTGAGTACATTCTGCCTTTACCATATAATGAAGCTAAATCATGGGGAGTACCATAAGACTTACCTGTTTCAACAGGATCATTTCCTTCTGCTTCAATTTGAGCTAGTCTAAACTTACGTTTAGCATCTTCTCTATTTAAATCTCTATATTCTTCATATTGGTCTTCTGATAAATGGAAAATATTATCATATATCCAATCTGTAGGTAATAGATTGTTTTCTAATAATGAAGTTGCTAATTCAGTTTTAGATTTCATTAATTCAATTTTCTCCTGTTCAAATATAATTGATGGTGTTTGCATTGATAACTCAAAGTTTGTTAATGCTTCATCTCTATATCCTTGGGAATATAAATGAACAAGTGCTATTTTATTAAGTTCTGATACTAATATTCTTTGGATTCTTTCAATTGTACGAGCAAATCTAATATCCTCAGCAGCTAATGTAGCTTTACCTTCTGTGGTTTCATCATATCCTAAAAATGCTTTTGGGATTTTAAGTGCTGCAAATAGTTTATCTCTTAAATACTCAACATCTTGGATACCATCATAATCTAAACCTTTAGTAGTATCAATTTTTGTTGTAGTATCATTTCCACGAACTGGGATGTAAAAATCCTCCATCATGTTCTGCATATTATATTTCAAATTATACTCACCTGTCTTTTGGTCTATATGGGGAGTACGTTTCATATTTGAAATAGTTTTTTGCATAAATGAATCTATTTCATTAGGGGGAATAGATCCAACATTCATATAAAAAATACGTTTTTCAGGTGCTCGTGAAATCCTATGGATTAACATCGCATCTTCCATTAATGTGTATTGTTTAAATAATTTTCTAGCGGGTTCAATATATGAACGGCCATAAGGAAGATAATTGGTATCACCAATTAATCTAAAGTGGGCCATTTCATAATTGTCAAAGAAAATACCATTTTCCGTTTGAGAATTATTATTTGGGGTAGAATACATTCCTGAACTTGGGTTAACTAAACCATTAGGATCATATCTAAATCTTACATCAGATGGGTTTTCAGGGTTAAATCCTTCTTCTCTTGAAATGTGATAAGCAGTATAAGGGATAACATTATATACACCAAATTTTTCTGAAATTTCTAATTTTAAAAAAAAGTCTCCAAATTTAGCCATTTGTCGAGACCAAGCCCATAAATTAAATTCAATGTTTAATACATCATAAAATAAATTATATAATATTTTTTGAATAGATTCATTACTCGAACGAATCGATAATACTTCACCCATATCATTTTTTAATGTACATTCATCAGCTATAATATCTAGAGCAGAGGCAATAATTGCATCTTGATCCATTACATCATATTCTGAATATAATTGGGGTCTTAGGTATTGGTAATTAAAATTAAATTGAGCTCCATATAAAGATGAAGGATTAGTTGAATATAATCTATTATATCTATCAATTAAAGAATTAGTTTGTAATTCTCCATTTTGTTGAATAGTACTACTATCAATTACACTAATTTGATTCCCTCCAACATTTCGTATAATTACATCTGTTGAAAATAATCTTCTTAATCTACTAAATAAGCTTTTATCAGCCATAATATATTTTTATTATTATAAATATTACTTAAGAAGCCAACTAATATCTTCCTTATTACCATTTTGGGTATCAATATGATAAGGATTATCAGCTCCACTAGAAAAGTAACCACCTTGGTATTGTGTTCTATTTACTGTTATATTATTTAATGCATTTCGGGTTGCATCTAAACCACGTTGTCTCATTTTTAATGCCGTATCTCTTATGTACATAGCAATACCAAATGACATAACTAAATCATCATTATATCCACTTTGGGCTTCTGCTCTTCCGTTACGCCAAATAAATACTTTCATTTCTTCTATCAATCTTTTAGATTGTATTGTTACTCCTTTATCACTAATGTACTCTTGAAACTTACCTATTACCATAGGTCTAGTTCTTGATGACATTGTAAAACCAGCTACCATTTTTGAATGGTCTTGGTACTTATCAAAGTACGAATTAGCATTTGGGGAGTCACTCCGTTGTGAATAATAAAGGTTTGGGTATGCTCTATCTATAGCTACTTGTATAGTTGCCCACCCTATATTAGCATTTTCAATCACTAACATAGCCTCATTATATTCAGTAGCTAAACCAACTAATAAATGACCATATTCTTTTGTACCAATTTGACCTTTATATTCTGCAACTTGTACATTATTTGCTACATCTATTACATGACATGCTGAGTAGTCTTTTCCGTCTCCTCTAGATACATCAGCTACTACAATATAATCTCTTGTGTAATCAGGAGATTCCCAAACCCATAAATTTTGATCTGCTCCCCGTTTTTCTAAAGGATCTTTAATATAAGATTTTTCATAAAATTCTATATATTCAGGGTAAAATACAATATCACCAGACGTACTAAAATCACAATCACATTCCTGGGCCGCCATTCTAGGATCACCTAATAATTCATCCTGCCTATCTCTCCATACTTGATCTCGTTCTGGATGTACAAACCAAGGTAATTTAATGGGTAAAAATTCATTTTCTGCTGCTTCTGCTCTCGCCCAAGTTTGATGAAACCAATTACCAGTACCATAAGGAGTAGATAATGCTATACATCCTCCTCCAGTAGCTAATGTTTGTTGAGCTGATGCCCAAATCTCTCCAATGTTATCAATAAAAGCTGCCTCATCAATTAATAGCAAAGATACTGCTTCTGATCTACCGGCATCACTTGAAGCTGATGTGGCTTTAATTTGGGATCCATTCCTTAATCTTAAATTTAATTTATTATTTTCCGCGGCATCTACTTTAAGCCAAGAAGGTAAATTTTCATACATGAATTTTACCTTTGTAACCATGTTTTTAGCTGTTTCTTGTTTTGTTGCTATACAAAGTATATTTTTATCTTTTTGAAATAACATTAACCATAAAGAATAACCTGCAGATAATGTTGAAATACCTAACTGTCTGGATTTAAGGATAATCGAATATGGATTATCGCGCATTAACGTTAATACTTTTTCTTGAAATGGATATAGGTTAAATTGTATGCGTCCACGTTGTGGGTGTTGTATATAACAATATTTACGCATAAAATGTACTGGGTCTTTAGCACATTTTAAATATTCTTGACGTATTACTTTTTTTAATTCAGACATATTATTTTACTAAAAGTACTGTGCCTATTACAGCTATTATTCCAACCCCTGCTGTTAATTTATTTTTAAATTTTTGTTTTTTTAAATCAACTTCTAATTTTTTTGATAATTCTTGTGATAAAGCTAATTGGTCTGTTTTAGTAAGAAGAATAGAATTAAAATTATTTATTTTATCATTTAAATTTAAAATAATACTATCCTTTAAAACTATTTTTTGTTCAAATAATTTAATTTTATCTATAGTAATAGCTAATTCATCTTTAGCCCCATCCCCAGTAATTAAATCCTTAATTACTAATTTCGCTATTGGTTTTTTTAATTGAATCGATGTACTGTCTATAACGTTCTGTGAAAAACTTTTCAAGTTCATCATCATTAAAGTTATCAACAGCATCAACTTTAGTGTTGATTTCATATCTTAAATTATTTATTTTATTATCTTTTAGATCTAATTGTTGGTCTAATTTACCTATTTGAACATTTAAGGTGTCAATTTTAAAAGTTAATTCATCATTTATATGATGTAATGAGTCAACTTTTTGTTCTAATGCAGTAATTTTGTTATTATATTCACTTACATAGTTTTCTTTATCATCTAAAAATCTAAAGACTAAAATACAAGCCCCTATAATTACTAATAATTGATAGTTCTTTCTTAACCATTTAAACATAACATTTATTTTTTACTTATCTATAATAGCTTCTAATTCTTTCTTGAGTTTTGTTTTTTTCTTAAGATCAGCTACTAATTTTTCTTTTTCTTCACCTTCAGCTTCTTTATATTTACGAGCTAAAGATTTCATTTGTTTAGTTAACTGAGCAAGTTCTTCTTTTGCTTTAGCTAAACCTTTTGATTTTTTAAGATCTGATTTTGATGGTTCTTTATCTTCATTTTCTTCTAACTTATAACTTGCTGTGCTATCTTTTACACCTTGAAGAAATCCTCTTCTATAATATTTGTAATCAAGTGGATTATTTATATCAATTACATCTTTATTAAAATGCATATTTACAGCATATTCACCATCATCATATCCTATGTTTTGTAAATCATCTACTTTGGTTTTGGTTTCTTCTTCTTTCATCACACCTCTTTTAACAATAGCATCATATGCTTTACCAACATCACCTTTATATAATTGATCTACTATTTTTTTACCTAATTTTTCTAACTGAGAATCATCCAAAGAATGTTTTTTTCCAAATCCTTCTAAGTAAGACATACCAATGTCTAAATAATCATAAAAAAAGTCTTCACCTTTTGGGGTTGCATCTTCTTTTGTAACTTTAATTACATCGTCTTTATCTGCTGATTTTTTAACTTTAGCTAAATCTTCTGGAGATGTTTCTATTGTTGCTTCTGCCATAGTAAGCAATTCACTTGCTGCTCTTTCAGCTTGGTCTAACCCATTAAATACTTCATCACTTCCTACAATATTATAGTATTTATCCTTTAACGTATCTAATTCATTAAGAAAGTCTTGGATCAATGAAGGATGACCTTTTTGCCATACACCTTCAGTATTA